TCTCGACTCCTGACTTATTCACTGGTAAAGACTTCATTCTAGAACAAGTCAAGATTCGTGACGGGCTGAACTCTGGTTATTTCCAACTGGAGCAATCAAAGATCCTGCAAGTTACACGAGAAGATGTCCAGCGATTCAAAGACTCTGGACAACTTCAGTATCGTCATCACTCAACATTCGATATCGAAAATATGCCGGACGATAAGGTATATTCAATCCGCATATATGATAAGGGAAAGAAGGTCTTTCCTACTAATTTCAAAGCGTTCCGGATTGGTTACATTCAACCTGCCGTGAACTTCCCACCAATGACAGCGAAATATCTCTATGAAAGATTTACTGAAGATATCAAAGATCAAGAAGTTATTAAAATCTATGATCCGTCCGCAGGATGGGGAGGTAGGATTCTCGGAGCGATGTCCGTTCGTGATGACCGAAACATTCATTACATCGGCACTGACCCTAACGTTGATAATTATTTGCCGGATGGTTCCTCAAAGTATTCAGCCATCGCAGATTTATACAACACAAAGACAAACCGAGCCAACACATTTTTTAATGGACCTGTTAACACTTATGAAGTCCATTGTCTTGGGTCCGAAGTAATTCAGTTTGAAGAAAAGTTTCAAAAGCATAAGGGTGAGATTGATCTCGTCTTTACTTCACCCCCATACTTCAACCGTGAAGCATACAGTGAAAACGAGAACCAATCCTACAAGAAGTTTGGTTCCTCTTATGAGTCATGGAGAGATGGCTTCCTCCGACCTACATTGGAAACGGCAGTCACTTGGTTGAGATCCGAGAGATATCTCCTGTGGAATATCGCAGACATTCTGGTGTCTGGAAAATATCTCCCGCTTCAAGAGGACACCAAAAATATTCTTGAAGAATATGGTGTCGAATATAAATATACATTGAAGATGGCGCTCGAAGGAATGCCGGGACAGAATCGTGTAGGAGAAGATGGGAAACCAACTTGTAGGAACTATTGCAAAGTGAACGATAGATATCTAAAACACGAGCCAGTTATGGTGTTCTGGAAGCCATGAACAGACCAGAGGAGTTTCAAACCACCGATTCATACGGTAGAGTAAAAGTTTATCGTGTTGGAGATATTGTTAGTCATAGTGGTGGAACTTACAGAGCGTTACGAAGAACAACACATTACGACGGCATTCCGGAAAATAATCCGGGCATATGGGAGCCACTCTCTACAAGTATCCGACACACCAGTGGTGAAAACGCTCCGTTGAGTCCCAATGTCGGTGATGAGTGGTATGATACCGCAAATGGAATTTTATTTAAATATTTAGATGACGGTAATAGTGATCAATGGGTTGAAATTGGTTGAGAATTTTGTTATAATGTGTGAAAAGGAGCAATAAAATTATTCTTATTGATAACAACCAAATAATTCTTTCCAGCATTTTTACCGCTGCAAAGACCGCTCAGAGTGAGGACGATTATGGCTTCATTCGGCACTTAGTTCTTAACACATACCGAAAATATTTGTCAAAGTTCCGCAGAAATTATGGGGAACTCATTATCTGCAACGATTCTAAAAATGTCTGGAGAAAAGACTTTTTTCCACAATACAAAAAGAATCGAAGTGAGCGACAAAAGAAATCAAAATTTGATTGGGGTAAAATCTTTAATGAACTTCACACCATTCGTGAAGAAATGAAAGATGTTTTTCCATATCGGTTTGTTCAAGTTGAAAGGGCCGAAGCGGATGACATTATCGCTGTGATTGCAAAAAACTTTCACCACAAAGAAAAGATTATGATTGTTTCCTCTGATAAAGATTTTCAGCAACTTCAAAGATATCCTAACGTTGAACAATACAGCCCATCGAAAAAAGGTATTCTTCGTTGCGATGATCCGTATGATTTTTTGTTGGATCATGTTGTTCGTGGTGACTCTAGTGATGGTGTTCCAAATGCGATAAGCGATGATGCCGTTTTTGTTGAGGGACGAAGACAAACTCGACTCACAAATAAAAAAATCGAAGAACTTAAAGAAGTAGGTTTTCAACAAGAAGATAATTTCATGGAGAGAAACCAAAAACTTATTGATTTGACAATGGTTCCCGATTACATTGAGGAGGAAACCATGCGTCAAATGGAAACAGAAGTTAGTGGGGATCGAAGTAAGATCCTAGAATATATGATGAAATATCGTTTAAGGAGTTTAATTGATAACTTGGAGGATTTTTAATTGAAAGATAAGAAAAATAAGTCAAAGAACATTGACGCTGAGCCTCGTGAATATAGAACAAGAGGCACACGAAAAAATCAAAGACGAAGGGATCGCAACAGCAGCAAACAAATGCTTCGTGACATGCAACACGATCCTAAACGATATGAATACTATGATGATTAAATAAGTGAGGTTTATATTATGAGCAAAATTTCAATTTCTAAAGAAACACTTGCGGTGTTGAAAAACTTCGCAGGGTTTAATTCTAATGTCCTCGTTCCAGAGGGTAATGTGATCAAGACGATCACACCAGCGAAGAACGTGATGGCTATTGCCACTGTGCAGGAAGAGTTTCCTGTTGAGTTTGGTATCTGGGATCTGAACAAATTCATCGGGACTGTCTCTCTGTTCGACAATCCGACGTTCGAGTTCTTCGATAATCACATGAAGATTCATGGTGGTAGCGGATCCTCGATCAAATACATGTATTCCGCAAAGCGATTGTTGACAATCCCTGAGCGTGACATCAACATGCCAGATCATGTGGTGGAGTTTGATCTTCATGAAGATAGTCTGATGGAGTTGAAGAAGGCTGGCGCTGTCCTTCAACTTGAGGATCTTTCGATTTTCACGGACAATGGTTCTGTTATTGGAAAAGTCTTTGACAAGTCCGATCCAACTAGCAATAATTACTCCATTGAACTCTGTGGTCTTGTTGAACCGAAGAAGTTTGACTTCCACTTCAAGTTGGAGAATCTTCGATTCCTCCCCGGCGATTATACTTGTCAGATCACAGAGAAAGTTGTGAGTCGTTTTGTTTCGGCAAACGATGATCTTGAATACTATGTCGCATTGGAATCCACTTCTACTTACGAGGGATAATTTTGGAACAGAAACAGTTTTTGTGGGTCGAGCGGTATCGTCCGCAGACCATTGATGAATGTGTTCTCCCAGAGGATCTGAAGGACACATTTAAAGATATGATCCAGTCCGGTGAGAGCCAGAACCTTATGTTCTCCGGCTCTGCTGGCACTGGTAAAACCACAGTTGCACGAGCGATCTGCAACGAGTTGAACGCAGATCACATCGTAATCAACTGTTCGGAGAGTGGCAATATCGACACGCTTCGGACAACGATCCGTGACTTTGCAAGCACAGTGTCACTCAATGGAGGTAAGAAGGTTGTCATCCTTGATGAATTTGATTATTCAAACGCTAACTCTATCCAACCCGCACTTCGGGGAGCGATTGAGGAATTTGCTGATAATTGCCGCTTTATATTGACATGCAACTACAAGAATCGAATCATTGAACCGATTCATTCTCGATGCACCAATGTAGAGTTTCGCATCCCAGCGAAGGAGAAGCCGTCTATCGCTTCGCAGATGATGAAGCGTTGTGGATCTATTCTCGATGAGGAAGGGATCAAATACGATCCTAAAGTCCTTGCCGAACTGATCATGCGATACTTCCCAGACTTCCGACGAGTTATCAATGAACTCCAGCGATATTCCGTTGCCGGTGAGATTGATGTTGGTATTCTGAGTCGTATCGGTGAGATCCATGTCAGCGATCTGATGACTCACATGAAGGATAAAAACTTCAAAGAGGCACGCAAGTGGGTTGTCGAAAATCTTGACAACAGCGTGACGGATCTGATGCGAAAGATTTATGATGCGATGTATTCTCATCTTAAGGAATCTTCGATCCCACAAGCAATTGTGATTCTTGGTGAGTATCAATACAAATCGGCTCATGTTGCCGATCAAGAGATCAATCTGGTTGCATGTATCGTGGAGTTGATGTCCTCTTGTGAGTTCAAGTAACAAAATTACTAAATATGGTGTATTCGTCTATCGGAGAGTGAAATGAAACTTGGTGATTATTTAAAAACAATCAACTACACAAAAGAAAATATCATGTCGGTTGATCCGTTAACGGAGACTAAATATCCTCCGTTTATCGTTAACAAGTCACTTTCTTACTTTACTGACACCGTTTTACATGCGAATGAAATGAATCGTTACGCTCATCTCGACAATCGGCTTCAATATGAATATTATTTAAATGCCGTCCGAAAAAGAAAACGATTTTCTCGTTGGGATAAAAATAATAAATCTGAAAAATTTGATTTGATTAAGGAGTATTATGGATACTCTGATCGAAAAGTAAATGATGTCATGGATCTTATCTCCGATGAAGAATTAGGGGAAATTAAACAATTACTTGACACCGGAGAGAAAAAGTGAATGAAGAAGATGACATATTTAACGGATTAGGCATTGAGATAT